CCCAAGTATTAAGCAAAAGGTCTGACAGAATTGTCCAAATTTGTTCGCCGTCAAAATCTTTTGAAAGCACCCCATTGGTCAATGCTTTTGGCAAGCGTGCCAACGCACCCAATGCGGTGATCGAATAAGTCTGCGTGAACATGGTAGTGCCCACGTCCCGAACTTCCAACGCAATATCCACCACGCTGCCGCCGAATAATGGCACAAATGTGTTCGTGGTGTCTTTGATCTGAATTGAAATACTGGAATTGATCGCAACGGGAATGGTTGCCTGGTTAACGTCGATCAGTTGAATGTTTGTGTAACCCGCTTGCGCCTGTTCGTAAATGTTTGTTCGACCGCTTTGAATAGTCAGGTTTGCCAAAACCGCGTTTGTGTATTCAACGCCGTCGATCTGAACTTTCCAGACGGGTGACCACTGCGTCATGCTGTTGCGAAGGCAGTTGCGCCGCCCGTGCCGCGGTAGAACGAATTGTTTAAGGTTTCAACGATTGTGCGTGCAGTGCCTTCTTTATCTATCGCGCCGTTGACGGTTAGATTGATTGTTGCACCGCCTGAAGTCATGCCAACGCGTGCAGGGTCGAAAACGTCCTGTGGGCGAATACCCGCTGAAGTCATGCCAACGCGTGCAGGGTCGAAAACGGGTACTGATACTTTTGGAATTGAAGAATTACTTTTGGCGGTTGCGCCGCCTATTGCCACGGTTGTCGCGGTTGTCTTGCCTGTTGCCACGGTTGTCGCGGTTGTCTTGCCACTTGTCCCGCCCGTTGTTGTAAAACTTGTACCCCCGGGCATTGTGCCGCTAAAACCTGCCGCGCCTGACGTGCCTGAAGTAGCACCAATTTTTGGAATAAGTGAAATATCTTTTCCAAATTGTATTGCGTTGTAACCTTTAATAATCAAGTTAATTCCGTCAATAGCAGTGTTTAACAATGGTTTGATCGCACCCAATACCTTGCCAATGATTGTTAGGACAATGTTAGCAATGTCGCCAATACCGCTTACGGCTGCCCCTAGTATTTTACCAACGATCGGCGCAACATATTTCACAACGTCAAAAAATGATTGTAGGTTGTCTTTGTTTTCGGAAATGACGGTCTTGATTTTGCCAAACTGAGTTTGCATTGCTTCAAAAATAGGCGTTGCAATGTCCTTGATAACTTTTGCAACGTCGCTAATTACCTTGCCAAACCCGTCACCCTTCGTCAAACTGAACGCGTTTGAAAATGCGTTAATTGCTGGCAATGCGGCTTGGTTGATGAAATCAAGTAATTTGCCCAGGATTGGAAGCAATGCAACACCGACGGTTTCTTTTGCTTCGTCGAAGGCGACTTGAACGCGTGCAATTTGTCCCGCGTAGGTGTTCGCGTTTCGTGCTGCTGCACCACCGAACAATTCAGTTAGGCGACCTTGCACCTGTTCAAATGACATTGTTTTTAATTCAGCAGCCGAAAGTCCAACGCCTAATTTACCTAGTGCAGCCGTGTTCCCGTCATACGCTTTGGAAAGCGAAACGGCGATTGCTTCGACAGGCTTACCCGTCGCCGCACTAATGTCTAACGCGGTTGCAAGTAAATCTTGGGCTTTTGTAATGTCGCCCGTCGATCTAACCAGGCGACCCAATGCTGGACGCAATTCGTCGTCAGCAACACCCGTGGCAAGCGACATTTGGAGAATTGAATCTTCGGTTGCTTTGATTTGTGCTTGGGTTGCACCCGTTGCGTTTTCCAACGCCAATGCCAATTGTGTTTGTGCCTTCTCGTCGGCTATCGCAGCCTTTACGCCTTCGATACCAATTGCGATTGCGGCAGCACCAGCAGCGGCAGCGGCTGCGGCAAACGCCTTGCCGATCTTTACGCCAGCCTTGCCGATCTTGTCGCCAAAAGTATCAACGTCGCCCGTGGCGGTTTTCAGCGATTTGTTTAAGTTGTCAACGTCTCCAAGAATGGAAAGTTTAAGGGTACGACTGCCAGCCATTAGTCATACTCCTTCACAATTTTGGAAAATGCTTCTTCCCATTTTTTGATGATCTCAGGTTGTGCGCTGCGTAGCGTTGGATAAATAAACCAACCGCGTGAACCGCGACCTTCACGACCTGACCAGACTGGAAATTGTTTGTATTTATTTGAACCGAATTCGTAACCGCCCCAAACCTGTTGAGTCGTACCGCCGCCGCTTAGTTTTTGGGCAGCAAAACCGAAAGATATTTCACCGATCTTTGACGACTTTGAAACCTTAGAACCCTGGGCAATTCTGGACGCTGCGCGATTGCTTGCCCTGCCTGCGCTATCGATAATCTTGCCGCGAACGTACTCAGCCAATTCCGACGTTTGTTCTTTCGCTTGCTTTGTTGCTTGTTCGTCCATTGCTTTGAAAGATTTGAGAATGGCGCGCAATTCCGCTTTGTCATAGGAAATCGATTCCTTAGCCATTCGCCCGCCCTTCCAAAATTTCAATGACCGTCAAAATGTCTTCGGCACTTTCAAACTCATTTGGTGATAGCCCCGTTGCTAGGGCTATCTCCCAAACGATTCGACTTAGGCTTCCGACTGGGTAACTTTTGGGTTTGCTTCACCGACGATCACTTCGGAAATAGTTTCCGTCCATGCTTCGATTGGCTTGACTGGTTTCCCAGCGGCTTCCCGCTTCATGGCGTGATAGGCAAGGAAGACAAGGTCGGAAATTCCGATCTTCTCTTGCGCCTGGGCAATGGTGTGACCCGTTTGCTTCTCCCATTTCACCCATTCAGGCGGTGCCGCCGTGTAGGTGATTTGGTCGCCGTTATTATATTCAATTGTGATTGGTAGTTTCATTTTGTCTCCCGATTGTTAGTTTTTAACTGAATGTTTCAGTAGGTGTTCCCACAACAATGAATGATAGGTCAACGGTCTGCGCGTCAGGTGCTGCCCCGCCGACTGCTGGAAATACTGGCATAACGTTGAATGCAAACACCGCACCAGTCACGGCAGTCAATGAAACTGCAAGTGTTGTGTTTGGTGCTGATTCGCATGCTGACCATAGTGCTTCGCACAATGAACCAGTCGCGCCCCAGTCTGCAAGCATTGAAACGTCGAATGTCCACTGGTCGTCAATGTGCTTGTAAGCCTTGCCGTCAAGTGTCTGGTAAGTCTCGACGGTCGGTGAATTCGCAAGAGTTGCGCTGGTCGCCTGCGCGTCATAGTTAACTGTGGCAATGGTCACGACTAGATCGCGACCCGTAATGATTGTCGTTGGCATTTTGTCCCCTAGTTTGTTTGATTGTAGTAAGTCGAAACATTGATGTCAGCAACCAGCATTGGAGATTGACCTACTTCCAACACCGTTGGCTTTTCAACAACGCCCACGACGTATCCCGCGGGCATTGCCGCGAGAATTCCTATGATGAGTTTTTCCAGGTTGTCTAACGAACCTGCGTTGCTATTGGAAGCAACAATGGCACTAATTGCAAAATTGATTTTGACTTTTGTCGAAGCCTTACCGATTAAGACAACTTCCATGTAAGGCGAATCGGGTACGACCACAATCGCAGGTGGAATCGGTGCTTCGGGAACGCTTGGGTATATGTTTGCAGCAAGCGAACTAAACGCGTTTGCTAAGGCTGCGCGGGTTTCGGATACGGCGTTGGCTGGCACTTATTGAACGACCGTTTCAACGTCTAAAAATGGCATAAGCAAGGTTGACACGCGGTTCGTCAGGCTTCGACCCATACGGTAAGGCGTTGAAGCAAAATCTACGCCTTCGATCTGTCCACCCGCTGCAACGCGTGATTGGAATACCTCAACGCTGACCGCCAAAATTGCGGATTCAATTGGCGCGCTGGTTGCGTATAAATCTGCTGCTGAATAACCCTGAAGTGTTGCCGTGCCTGTTGGAATGATTTCGCGCAATGTGACATTTGATGAAGTCAATGCAGCGGTGAACGAATAAGGCGTGGCGGTAACAACGGTGTGCGTTGCGGTGAACGGTGCTGGCAGACCAGTCACAATGACCGATTGACCAGCGACAAAATGGTGATTGCGTTGCGTGTAAAAATATGCAACGTTTGATTCAAGTTTGTATGACTCAATTGCTGAAGTGTTTGCAACCAGCATGGGCAAAATCACCGCTTCAGCGGTATTGATGATTTCGTCTAGGTAACTGTCTGAATAAAGTGAAACGGACACGCCAAGCACCGTGCGCAATTGGCTTGCAGTAACAATGACTGGCATGTCCGTTTCCTTTCGATCGGCTGCGGCGAGATCGGGAGAACCCGCCGCATGATTAGTTTTTGTCGATTACGACTTATTCACACCAAATGCGCCCGCTGCGATCTTTGTCGCAACTGCACCGAATGAATAAACGCCGACTGTGATTGAACCGTCTGCGGTTGATTCTGCGCGCAACTGGTATGAAGTTCCCTCATACCATGTGTAAGCGTCAGGGTTAATAATCATGATCGAATCATCTGTGTCTGTTGTCGCTGCAGTGTTTGCAGTAACGTATAGATCAA